CAGCGTGCATGTGCAGTTGGTTGCCATTCCTATGACCTTCGCATCGCCGTTCTCTATGGTCATTATGCGGAAATTCTGTCCTTTTAGTATCATAGTCTTGTTGGTGTTAAAAAGTTAGATAATGTCAACGCGGAGGGAGAACTCGCCAGTCTCGTAGTTGTGAGCAACGGCACCCACTATGGTAGTGTCGTCTTTGTGCTCCTTCTTCAGGTCGAGGAAAGCGTGGAATAATCCATCCTGTGTTGGTGATTTAAGAATGATGGTCTGTGGTGCTGGTGCTGCTGTCTCCGTTGCTGTTGCTGTTGCTTCTGCTTCTGGTGCTGCTGCCTCTGCTGTTGCCACATTCTCTTCGTTATTCTTAGCCATGTTAGTCTGGGTTAGTGTCACACTGATAGGTCAGCTCCTGCCAGTAGCAAGGTTTCAACGAGTCATACTGAACAGCACCAGCCTGCAAGGTGATTGCATTTGGCACGAGATTGTAATCTTCGTCGCCTGGTCGCTGGGCTTGTAGGTATTCCTTCACAGTACGCCTTGCCGTTATTGCCAAGTCCGCCAACTCCTCCCTTGTACGTGCTGCTATGGTGATGCCCACCGTCACAGCGTCCGTATTGCCCTGGTATGAGCTGTCTTTCGTGGTGTCCTGGTTGTTCAGTCCGTTGAAAGATACTATTATATAAGGCACGGGTGCGTTGTCTGCCTCCTCGTCGGGCAATGCAATGGCGGTGTTATACACGTTGCCTGCTGGCAGCTTAGCCATCAGGTCAGCATTGCTTTTGAGTGCTTTGGCGAATATTATGTCGGTCTGAAGTGACATATTGAGTGCGATTGGTTAGTCGGGGTTAATAATTAAAAGCCGCAGGCGCAGGTCAGTGACCACACACCTGCGGCAGAAAACGAACTATGAATAGTTACGGAGAGAGTTAACCTTCATTAGCCTCTGGCTCAACCACCTTGTAGAGAGCGAATGCCTGAGTGGTCTCGTTCTTTGTGCCGTTGGTGGTCTGCTTCTTTGACAGGTCGGTCATAGAGAATGCAGTGTTGAGCACAAGAGCTGTCACGTTCTTGGTCTGCACAGCCTTTGACACGTTGTCGATGCCGAAGCGTACCTGACCATGCTGCTGGATAGCCTCGTAGTTGAAGAGGCCGATACCGATGTAGCGGTCAGCTGTTGGCACGAGCTTGCCAGCAGAGTTGAGGGTTGTGTTGATGTAGTGAGAAACTACATAATCGTAGCCTGCACACTTGCCGCCCTCGATTACGAAGCCGCCCTGACCCGTAGCCTTTGGAGTAGCCTTGAGCTCTGCCTCAGTAGCAGCGTCCAGAACCAGACAAACCTGGTCAGCGTCGTAGCCCTTAGCAGTGAAGCCTGCAATGGCAACGAGAATCTCTTTGAAGGCGTTAGCACCGATGGTGATGTCGCCACTCTTAGTCATGCCAGAGAATGGACCCTTAACAGCACCAGTCCACTGTGCCTGAGAGTAGAGCTTCTTAGCGAGGTACTTCTTCAGTGCGAGGGTGAACTTCTGCTGAATGAAGCCGAGCAGGTCGAATTCTGCATTGTCGATAGCAGTGTTAGACACTACGATAGACAAACCAGCACGTGCGCTTGTTGGCTTGATGTTAGCGAAGGTGAGGTCCTGGTCGGAGAGTGCTGCTGTCTCGCCTACCTCTTCTATCTCTGCGTCGTCGAGAGATACAGGCCATACCTCGTCGCCTATCACGCCAGACACGAGTGTTGCACCCTTTGGCAGTCCCAAACCCTCGTTGAGAGTAGGAATCATGTCCTTGATGTCGAGAGCGATAGCACCAGAAGAGCGCACGTCGCCATTCTCACCAGTACCGAGCACTATCTCACGGCTTGCGCCACGAGCATCCTTCAGTATCTCGCGCAGTGACTCAGCAGCGGTCTTCTTAGGTGCTGGCTTAGCCAATGCTGCTGCCTGTGCCTCACGGATAGCAACCTCCAACTGGCGGCTAACGGTTTTGTACTCGCGCTCAAGCTGAGCAACCTCAGCCTTCTGAGCGTCATTAAGTTCACGTACCTCTGAGAGTTCTCCCAGACGGTCAGCCTTCTCACGAAGAGAGGCCTTGAGTTCATCAATAGTCTTCATGTTCTTAAATCGGTTTAAGTGAAAC